CGTGGTCTTGCCGGAGATCGTGTCGGTGACGGCGACAACATAGGCGGTCAGCGCGTTCTTGACCTCAAGCTGGATCTGAACATTGTTTCCATCGATGTTGCCCTTCTTATCGGTGAAGGCCAGCGCCGGTACCTGGATGGTGACGCGCACCGCATCGACAAGATTGTCGTTAATCTGGATTTCAGGCTGGATCTTTGAAGTGCCCGCGACGTTGCCAAAGGTCATTTCACGACCGTCGCCAATCTCGCGCTCAACCGACGGAAAACCTTCGATTGGGTCCTGGCTCGTATCGCCGTAGCGAAGATCGACCGACAGGCCCTGAAAGTTTTCCACGCCATCTTCGCGCGCCCAGGCGACCTCGTTGATATAGATGGACTGCTTGTCGCTCACGAAGCCCTTGATCGGGCCCTCGGAGAGCATGTCGAGAACGCGAGCCACGGATTTCGAGCGCAGCGTGTCGCTGCTCTCGCGGCCGCCCTTGTTGCTGCCCTTGGAACCATCGATCACAACGATTTGCTTGCCGTCGCTGGTGCTCATTAGCCCTGACCCGGATACTTGATGCCCTGAGAGCCAATCTGCTCAGTGGCGATACCCACCGACATCACGACCGATCCCACCATATAGCGGCCAATGACCATGGGAACGGAGACGCCCTGCTGAACAGTGTTCTCGCTAGGCGCGATGATGAAGCTGGAGGTGTCCTTCTTCTCTTCCGGCGTCTTTGCCTGCGGCGCCAGAAGCTGCGAGACGCCGGCGACCGCCAAACCGATGCCGATCATGGCGATCTGACCATAGGTGATGCCCATGCCGCCCACGCCAAAGGCTGCGGCGCCAAAACCGCCAGCCGCGGCAGCAGGAGCCATAAAGAAGGCGCCGGCGACCAGAGCCACGCCCAGCACGATCTTCAGCAGCGCGCCGCCACGCTTTGCACCCTCAACCGCGGGAGCGATATGGACTTCGCTCGACTGGCCGAGCTGGAGTGCCAGCTGGTCTTCGCCGATGTCGAAGTATTTATCGCCGTGCTTGATGAGAACGTGATAGGCGCCGCGGCGCAACTCGTCGCGAAAACCCGGATAAAGCGCTGTAAGTGCCCGAACAGCTTCGACAGGCGTCGTAATATCCACTTCCGTCGGGCGCTCGCCAAAGCGATCAGCAAGGTGCCCATAGAGATAGATCTGGCGCAGCATCAGGTGGTCTCCGTGGAAGATACAGGCGCTGCAAGGCCCGTGTAGCGCAACCAGAGCTTCTGCTCACGCAGCCGGCCACCCATGGCCTCGCGCGAAGACAGACGGTTGGGAACATGGTGGCAGATCGTGCCATCGCCCAGATAGATGAAGGCGTGATTGATAGCCTTGACGGCCGCGGTGCCCAGCTGGATCAGACCACAATCTCCAGCCTGTAGCGGCTCGTCATTACCCAGACGCCGAAAGCCCACGCCGGGGAAGTTGTTGAGATAGAGATTTTGATCCGTGTTCCACCAATCGGGGTCGCGGGCGAAGTCGGGAAGTTTGACCCCCTTCTCCTGCCAGAACCATTTCCTAATGATCGTGTAGCAATCCTCGACGCCGTGTCGGAACGGTCGACCATAGATCGGCTCATCGAGCAGAAAGTCGCCCCAGAAGAACGGGTCGGCGGCATGTTCGCCGTCGGTCACGACGATGCCGAAGGTCATGCTGGTCGCCATCTGGCTCTGCATGTCGGCACCCGAGGGGCAGAAGGGGTAAAAGCCCGGTCGCCGGTTACGCAGTGCGAAAGCGCCCGCTTCAGGATGGCTGTGAATGAAGGCCCGCGCATCTTTGTAGGTGATGAAGTCAGAAGCCACGACCCGGAAGTGGTTTTCCGGGTCAGCGGAGGCATTCTCGACCCGCACATAGTCTTCTTCCATGATGAAGCCACAAGCTTCGGCCGGAAAGGCTTCGATGGCGTGCTGTTTGACGGCTTCGCGCAGTGCTTCGGAGATCTCAAACATCAGGTCGAATACCTCTGCATACCCGGAAAAGCTCGAGTGGGAAGGGTTTCATTCTGCCCAAAGCGGGCGACACAGTTCGACAGGCGCTTGCCGCAACTGTCCTCGGAGGCGGACGCGGTTAAGGTTCCATCACGCTTGAAATACTTGATCCCCGTGTAGGGGCATGTGGCCTTGGAATAGTCGAAGCTTGCCGTCGCCGCGTTCCAGCGCCGGTAGATGTGCGTGCAGGTGTCTCGGATACATTGCCGGTTGGGTATCTTTAGACCCTCCTGGTCGAAGAGAACGGCCAGCTCGAATTCGATGAACACCTTGTTGTGGGAGACTTTACGCTCCACTCGAAAGACATCGATTGGAAAGGTCAGCGTTGGATCGGGCGAAGCGCCATTGTCGAGAAAGTCGCGATAAGTGCGGATGCGCGTGAGGGTGGCGCCGCAGAGATCGTCGAACTCGCGCACAAGAACGCCGGCATACATGGAGACGTTGGAAATCTTCAGCGTCGGCGTTGGCGGGGCGCCTGAGCCTCCCCACTCGAAACCTTCAGCTTCAATGTCGATCGGCGTGTACTGATGACCATTAAACAGTACCGTGGCGTTGCCAGACATTGTGTCTCGGGTGAAGCGACGGATGTCTGTATCGCCGAGGTTTCGCGCGTCCAGCTCGTAAAGGGTCACCAGTCCACCATGGTTGGGCGACAGGCTTTGTGCTGCTTCGGTCAGAGCGCTCAAAAGAGGATGTTCTCCAGGATGCCATCGGGTTTAGATTGGAGAGGACAATAAGTCAACACTGAGTGATTTTCTACAACAGGAAGCTCTGGGTGAACTTGGCCGAGACAGAGCGCAGCCCGCCCTCTCCACGCTTCTCCGACCACTCCCCACAGACCCATTTGAGGCTGGCGATTTCGTCAGAGGGTGTCCACCAGAAGGGCTCGCAGCCTCCGCGGGCCGTAAAGAAGGCAATAATCTGAGCAGATTGGGCGGGTGTCAGAAGATCCCAGTCGAGGGTGATCTCGCGCCGAATATGATTGAGCCCATCGGGAACGGCTTGGCTGTAGCCGTCGCCAAACTCCGCCTCGAGCTTTCTGATCTTGGGAGTGTCGGACGTACCGGGAGACGGCGGAACCGGTGGTGTGAAGGTTGTGTAAGCCATGTATTACCCCTGATAGCGAACCCACATCTCGATCTGCCGAAACCAGATGCCGCCATTTTCGCGGCGCGACAATCGGGTTGGCAGGTGATGCAGGATGGTGTTGTCGTCGACCAACAAACCAGCGTGGTTCAAAACCTGGGAACGGATCTTCATCAGGAAGCCGTCACCAGGGCGCGCCTGCTCAGCTGTCACCTCGACAAAGCCCGCAGGCCTCAGCCAGTCACGATAAAGATCCTGGCCATGATCCCACCAGCTGTCATCGCGCGCCACGTCCGGCATTGTAATCGGTCCATGCGGCCAGCCGGAAAGCCCCTGCTCGGCCATGCCTTGCCGGCCGAGGGTAAAGGCGTCACGCACCAGGGAGTAGCAATCCCAGATACCGTGAACGAAGGGTCGGCCGATAAGCGGTGCGCGTTCCAGGCAGTCGCCCCACATGAAGGCGGGCTCAAAGGTCTCAGGCGTGCCACCCATGACGCCAAAGGCAATTCCCGCTCGCTTCTGCAGCTCCATTTCGGCTGCATTAGGAACGGAGAACTGATCAGGCTTGGAGAAAATCACGGCGTCGGCGTCGAAGGAGAGCGCTCTCTTCACGGCCTCTTCGAGGTTTTTGGTCTGATAGGGCACATAGTTGCCGCCGATTACGGCACCAAAGCTAGGTGCAGGATAGAGTTCCGCGGCGTGGTGTTGGGCGCGGATCCGGGCGACATAGGGAATTTCGATCATCTGCCGACCATAACCCGTTTGAAGAAGTCAGTAAATACTAACTGATCTTCATGGTGCATCAACTGCGGTTCATCATGTTGCCCGGTCGCATCTGGGCACGCATTTCCTTATAGACGATGCCGCGCACGCTGCTCTCGACCTCGCGGGCAACCTGACGCGCCAGATCCTCGTTCTGGGTCTTGTCGCCGCCCTGGGCGTTCACCGTGACGTTGGTGTTGACCGCCATCGAGCGGCTGCCGCCGGCCATCGCCGACATCTGCTCGGGCGTAAAGACGCCTTCGCCCTTCTTGGCGATGATTGGCACCTCGTCGGGCCCAAGACCCATGCCGCGGATCAGACCGCCCTCATGGAAGCGCGGCGCGCCGGCAAAGGCCAGCGGGCTGACCATCTTGGAACCGCTGAGACGCCCGACGATACCGCCGGTATGCGCGATGCCAAAGGCGCCCTTGCCGCCGCCCTTTGCCATCATGCCCTTGCCGCCCATGCCGCCTTTTCCGCCCTTGCCACTCATCATACCGGCAACCTGACCCTTGCCGCCCATCAGGCTGCTCATCAGGTACTTGATGCCCATATTGACCAGATCCTTGATCATGTTCTTGAGAAGCGCCTGCCAGTCGACCTCCTCGCCCATGATCATGCTGGTCAGGGCGTCAGCCATGCTGCTGGCGACACCGCTCATGTACTGAGCCATGTTGTTGCCGAGATCAGACCACTGCTGCATCTGCTGGGTGAAAGCGTTGGTGCTGACGGCGCCACGCTGCTGCTCAAGCGCCGCAATGGTCGCATTGACCTGCTGGGCGACCGCGAGCTTTTCAGCCTCAGTGCCCTTGAAATTGGCCAAATATTCCCGGAGATCGGCGATCTTCTGGTCGATGGTGCGGTTTGAGCGCTGGATCTCGGTAAGGTTCGCCTCCTCCTCGGCCTGGCGCTTTTCACCCAGGATCTGCATGGTCGAGGTAAAGTCGCGCTGCTGCTGCAGCTTGAGCGCCTGCTCCTTCTGCGAGAGCAGCGTCTTGTACTGGGTGCTGTCGACGCCATAGACTTCCTTGGCCTTGGCGATCAACTCGTCGTATTTCTGCTTGAGCGCCTCGAGCCCTGCCTGCTGCTCGGCATAGGGATTGGTATCCTTGGTCTGCTCGGTCTTGAGCAGACGCTCAGCTTCGGCAAGATCCTCAGTGTTCCGCTTCAGAGCCTCATCGACATCCTTGCGCTTGCTCTTGGTGTCTTGATAGCCCTTCTCGGCCTCATCGACTTTCTTGATGATGTCGAAGAGTTCCTTGTAGCGCGGCGAATCCGGATCTTTGTCGAGCTGGTTCAGGCCGCCTTCGCGAATGCGCCGGCGAAGCTCCACCTCGGCATCGCTGGCCCCCTTCGCCTTTTCGGTGATGTCCTCGAGCTGCTTCAGATACTTGGTCTTCTCGGAGTTGATGACAAGCGCACCCTCCTCCTTCAGACCATTGATGATGTTCTGGAACTGCTGCTTCAGCGTGATGATCTGGCCCATGTCGTTACGCACGACATTGGGCGCGCCGGTCGCTCCGGTATCGCCATTGGCAAGAGCCGCATTGATGCTTGCATTATCAACGCGCCGCAGACCTTCCCACTCTGCACGAAGACCGTCCGGACCCTGTCCTTGGCGGCCTTTGACAAGCTCGCGCGCCAGCCTGTCCTGAAGTTCCGGCGTGAACTTCTGATCCAGCGAAAGGTCGAGCTTCTTGATCAGTCCTTCCAGCGTCTTGCCGACAATCTGGTAGCGGCCGACGGCGGACGAGTTCCACTTGTTGGCCGGGTTCGCCAGCATTTGCTCCTGCAGAGCGCGAACCTCGCGAAGCGTCATGTTGACGAGATCGACCGGGCCGCCGGTTAGCGCGCCATAGGCCAAGGTCTCGTTGTAGCCCCTGCCCTTGTCGGTGCCTTCCGCGGCGCCGATGAGCGAGAGAATGCCGTTCTTCACCGCCTGTTCGATGGTCGGGCCGGACATCCTCGGCCCGGTGAAGCTCATGCCCATGGACGAACCGCTGGCGCTGAACTGCAGTCCGCCAATGGCGCCGGTGATGCCCAGAACCCGCTGCAGCATCTGGTCGAGAATGCCGACCACCGTCTGGCCGCGCGAGGTCGTCTCGGTGCCGAACAGACCATCGACGAACCCGGTGACGAGGCCGCCCAGCGAGGTGTTGGTCTGATCGATGCTGCCCTTAAGGTTCATCATCATCAGCCCGATGCGCCCGCCCGGCGACAGGCTGCTGGCCAGGCGCTGCTGAGCCACGACGTATTTCTCGGCGTCGTTCATGCCTTCGGTCTTAAGATCGAAGATCCGGTCGCCAATGCCGCCCATCGTATCGTCGTAGAGCTTCTGGGCGCCGGTAATGTAGTCCAGGGCCTCCTTGAGGTTGTCGACCTCCTGCTGGGCGCGGATCAGCTCCTCGGTGAACTTCCGCACACCGTCATCGTTCAGGTCGCCAAAGTCGCCGTTGCGGATCTTGGCGATGAGCTGGCCCATGGCGGTTGTGCCGCCATTGATCTGGTTGCGAAGACCGGCCGCTTCTTCCTTGAGATTGGCGAGAGCGGTCGTGGCGCTCTGAGCCTTCTTGGCGATGTCATCGCCGCCATCAACGGTCTTGACGAACATGCCGGTCTCGGCGAACTGCTGCTGCGCCTCGCGGATCTGGTTCAGTTCGCCGACGTAGACGCCAAGGCGCGCCCTGGCGATCTCGATCTGGGCCGGATCGCGGCTGACGCCGATGAGGGCCTGCTCGGTGGTGATGTATTCCGTGAGGATTTTCATCCGCTCGGCGTAGTATTCATTGTTGGCGGCAAGAAGCTGCTCCTTGCGCCTCTTGTCCACCTCGACGACGCTCTTGCCGGCCGCCATCTCGGTGTCGGCCTCGTCCATGATCTTCTTCTTGCGAAGGTCGAAAATCGTGTTCAGCTCTGCGGTACGGTCGGCGAGACGAGTACGGGCGTCAGAGGCGGCGCGGCGAACATCTTCCTCGCTCGCTTTCTGAACGGCCGAGTTGATGCGAGCCTGAAGGGAGATGATTTCCTTTTCGATCTCCTTGATGTCCTCGAGCGTGCTGGGCGATGCGCGGCCCTGGCGCTCAATCTCGACCTCGGCCTGAGCCTTGTAATCCTCAAGCTCGGCCTGCAGCGCGTCAATCGCGGGCTGCAGCTTCTTCTTGGTTTCGAGCTGGTTCGACTTCTGCTCCAGCCGGTCAAGCTCGGCGAGAGCTTCGGCGGTGCTCTTGCCGAACCAGTCGAAGTATTCTGCGAGACCCCAGATCGCCAGACCAATCACCGGAATGATGCCAGAAATGGCACCTAGCGTCATTGAGAGAGCCGCAATACCGCGGCCCGCCACACTTGCAGCCATGCCGACGCCACCCAGTGCATTGGCGGCGATACCGGCGCCGGCAGGAATAGCGCTGAAGCTCGCCATGCCGCCGCGCATAGCCTGCCCAAACAGCACCCATTCCATGCGAATGTCGCGCAGTCGCGTTCGGAAGCCTTCAAACATGCCCATGATGGAGCCAATGCCGCGGATCAGCAGCTGGCCGCCAAACGCAATCGCCATGATCGTGGCGAGGCTTGCCAGCTCGTCCTTGAACTGGATCACCAGATCAATCGCCTGCCGGAAGTAGACCAGCGCGGTTCGCAGCCCGTCGCCGATTTTCTTGGCGAACTCCTGGGCTTGCGGGCCCTCAAGGAAGAAGTTCAGATCGCGAAGCTGGTTCTTCAGCTCGCCAAAGAACGAATTGGAGTCGGAGAAATCGCCGCCGATGTTAAGGGCGAGGTTCTGCAAATTGGTCTTCAGCAGCTCCACCTGGCCGGTATAGGTGCTCATCTGCCGGATCGCAGCGCCACCAAAGGTGCGCTCGAACTCCAGCTGCATCGACTGCAGGGCGTGCGAGGATTCCACCGTTCCGGTGGCGATCAAATCCATGAGCTGGGCATAGGAGACGCCCATCGAGCGGGCCATCAGCTCGGTGGCGCGCGGAATGGCTTCGCCGAGCTGCTGCCTCAGTTCTTCCATCTGGATGACGCCCTTACCGGACATCTGGGTCATCGCGAGAATGGCGCGGTTAAAAGCCTCATCGCCGCCGCCAAAGGCGGTGACGGCATCGGCAACCGACTGCAGCGAGCCGCCGAGGGGATCGATGCCCACGGCCTTCAGCTTGACGGCACCACCCATGATGGTTTCCATGGCAAGCGGAATGCGGCTCGCCATTTCACGGAACTGGCTCATCTGCTCCTTGGCGTCGGCCATCGGATCAGCGGCAGTGCTCATGCCGGCCAGAAGCCGGGTCATGCGCTCAAACTCGGCGTTCACCTGAACAATGGCGCCGACGTACTGGACAGTGACCTGCTGCAGCTGGGCGATGGCCAGCGTCAGGGCGCCGGCGACGACCGAGAAGTCGCGCAGGGTTCCAAGAAACCCCTGAGCACCCTCGTCGGCGCGCTGGAAGGAGCGGAACAGCAGATCGCCGTTCCGCGTCATGGCGGCGGCTTGCGGATGAGCCCTGGCGAGCGCGCGGTTGAACTGATTGATGGATTCGCCCGCATGCAGCATGCGAGTGGTAAAGGTGCCATCGATCAGTTCAAGCTCTACGCGGATTGCCATTACAGTTTACCCATCCCCTTCAGCGACTGAAGACCTTCCTCGTCGAATTCCATCTCCAAGACCTGGCGGTACTTGGCTGGAACCGTGTCGGGCGGATCATCGTCATAGACGACGGTCTGACCCATCTGTTTCCTCAGTTGCTCGAAGAGGTCGTTCAGACCGTCTCCGCCACTCATGCCGAGGGCAACACACCGGGCCATCCGGTAATCGTCCTCGGCCGTCATTCGGTCGATGTTGCGGCTCAGAAGCTGGAAGACGTGGATTGGAAGATCCATCACCTCCTGGAAGCCATGGCCGTAACACCGCATCACGCGGGTAATCAGGAAACCGTAGTCAATTCCCCGGATTACGCCGCCGGAGGAGGGTTTGAGCCGCCGCTCGCCTCCTCCGAATTCTTCTTCTCATTCGCCTTCTGACCGTTATGCTCATAGGCGAAGTCGAGGATCTTGTTCATCTGGACGAGGGTCAGGCCGTCGAGATCGCCCATCTCCATCGTC